GCAGATACGATGTGCTTGATCTGGTTCCCCGTCGTCCTCTGGATACCCTTGATGTAGTCGACAGAGCCACCATGTTCGTCGAACCATTTGGTTGCGTTGGGGTTTTCCAGGTCGAACGTCTGGCCGAAGGGGAATTGGTTGTCGCCAAATTTGATCCCCTCAGCCATCCCCTTTTTTTCGGCATCGACAACGATGTCTTTGAGGTCGTCGGTTGTCGACTCTTCAACGACCTCCCACACCAAGTCCATGTCTTTGTAGTCGAAGGCTTCGGCATATTTGCCAACTGTCTGGTTGAAGACTGACTTGTGCTTCGACAACTCAGATATCAACAGTCGTCCTTGCCTTCGGAAAAAGACCGCAAGCTTCTTCTGCGAACCTCTTGCTACGTGGCTAATCTTGCGGTCCTTGTATAAACCTATGGACGCGGATTTTAGGTCCATTCTACCCCTGCTGCATCTCTCTCACTGCGGCTACAAGCCTATCTACGGACTCACTTAACTCCCCATCCCCTGCCTTCGAGGCTTCCATTGCAGCCCTGAAATCGTCGACAATTTGGTCTCGTTCGTTGTCTTGAAGCTCAATATCGAGGGCTTCGTATAACCCATCAATCAACGATTCGACCCCTATGGTACCAGCGAAAGACCCAGGTGATCCAAGGGTAGCGGCACTTATCAGCGAATTGATGTAGTCCAGAGCGTCCTGGCTCCTGATTGGAGGGAACGATATAGCCACATCGTCGAAGCCGAGAGCTGCTTTGACGATGGCTGAGAACGTGTCTGACCAATCTTCTTGCCTCGACTCAACCAATGTCAAAAATGGACCCGTCAGTTCTTTGGCCGTCGCCAGGTTTCCTGTACTGGGGTCTCCGGTCAATAACGTCTCCGGTACCCCTGTCCCCGCACACACCATAATCAGGAAATATCGAGAGTCCTTTGCACCAACGATCTTACCTGCACCAGCGTCTACGACTTTCATCTCGTTGCCCTCTGAGCCCACGACCATCGACCCCGGTGGATTGCTGATCGGAGGTGTCCCGGGAGCCCTCGGCTTCCCAGCAAACTGCTTGCCAAGTGCCTGTACCTGGGCCTTACCACCCTTGGTAGTAAACATGTGGGTGTACTTTCTCAGGGCCGATACAATGGCAGCAAAATCCTCTAAGAACCCTTCGTGTGCTTTGGCCCAGTGTATGGCCACCGATAGTTCAGTAATCGCCCACTCCTGCCGGATGCCTTTCCTCGAACTCATGTGATATATCGACACGTCTTGGTCGACCTCGATGGACTGGTTGTCTACGTAGACAGAGTCATCGACGGCTTCATTGAAGATTGAAGGATACGCCATGGTCTTCATAACATTATTACGAGTCGTCCACTTACGGATGTAGTACGTCGGGCGACTGGAGTCGTTTTCGTCCAGAACGACAGCATTGATTTCCTCGACCGGCCATACCCTTATCTGAGGCGGTGACGTGGACTTCCAAATGGCCACAAAGATGTTGCCTGACTTCTGGAGCTCCGCATCTGCCTCCTGGATAGCCTGCTGGCTGAAGAACGCCTGACGGTTCAAGAGGTCCTTTCTCATGTCGTCGATAGCTGACTGCTCAGCAGGCGAGGAACCAACTATCTGGAAAGACCCCGAAAAGGTGAACAACGTCTTGACGTCGACGGCACGTCTAATGAGCGGGTTGAACAAATACATGAAAGACGCCAGATTGGCGTAAAGATTTACCGCTCTCTTGTTGACGTACCTCGACTGGCTGGCCGAGGAACCCGACACTTTAGCCCACTGTTCGTCGATACCAAGGCGTCGTTCCCAAGCCGTATCGAAGGCCGATTCCATGTTGACGGTAAGGTTGTCGACCTGCTGGGACAACGCTTTGTTCGTTGCACTGAGGTCGATGACCATCTTCTCCATCTCAGACAAACGCCCTCTGGACGCTATGTCTGCAAGCTGCTCTAGCATCGTCAGACCACCTATCTCACGTACCCACGAAGGACGTATATGCAGTCGAGGTTCTTCTGCTTACGAATCAGCCATTCGTACTTGTTCCTCGGTATCTTCAGGGTTACCAAAGCGCCGGTGGAGGAATATTCGCCTGTGTCGATAAGACGCTCCACTGTCCTCGCAATTGCTTCTTTGCTGTCGACCTTCATGGCTTCGAGCTGGTCCCTCACCTCAGTCGACACTTCGATGGTCGTCATCCCAGGCTTGGCTTTTGCCTTCCTGGGTTCATCCTCGTCTTCTACCAGCACAGGCTCCCTGATTTTTGTCTGCCCGGGGATCTTGCCAATGCTGCTGTCTGTTGCTGGTTCGCGAATTGTAGGTTTTCTTGCCATTTGTTTCTCCAAAGTTGTCTCATATCGCATAGTTGTCGACTAGGCGATATACGGTTTTTTGATTCAGGTCGATGTTGAACTGGCCGATGGACATGTACCAAAGTGCCATCGACGTGCTGTCCACGTCGTCGTCGTGGATGGTCGGCTCGGGGAACGATACCAACGTCTCGATGTAGTCAGACAACCAGTGCATGTTCTCTGGCATCCACACCCAAGACGACCGGAATAACGGCGTTATTGACTCAGCCCTCGTTCGTTTGTCAGCTGTCGACAGTGGTAAGATTCCTACCACGGGGATTCGGTTCACCGACTCCATCAACGATTGAATCAACGATTGACCCGAAGCTTTGTCCTCTACCAACACCACGTTCGGCCGGTGCATCAGATACTGGTCTTCTGCTGCTGCTAGTAGCTGCGGATATGCTACACGGTCTTTCCACCTGTCGATCAAGAAGTACCCATATTCGTTCATCCCCCACGTCGTACAGACTGAGAAGTCGGGGTCGGACATCTTGTTGCCTCGTTTCACAGGCGCCTTAAACGCAGTATCCCATGACTGAACCTTCAGTGGCCACTGATAATAGAGATAGTCCTGTAGTGGATACCTCTGCCCGAAGTACGACCGACGGAAGACGTCCCCTGATGCTGGCCGGACTTTCCAGTTGCCGAACCTCAGACGCATCATCTCGACGTAAGTCAATGCCATGAGGTTCGTTCGATACTGGGGGTCTTCCTTCATCAGGATGGGGTTGTCCTCGAGTTTGGCCGGAATGAACGTGAGTGATTTCGGCTCCATGCTGGGGTAGGTTTCCTTTAGCTCCTCAGCTGAGTCGCCCCACACCAAGAGGTTGTTCACTCGTACGAACCACCTCAATACTCCCGACCGTTCATCGTATGGATACCCCGTATCCTGATCGATCCACCACGCCACCAACTTAGCAACCCAACTGTCGGGGTCAGGGTTGCAGGTAGCCCGGATGTACGGCCTTACACCGCACACCGACCTGTTCCTCGACAGCAGATACCAAAACTGGAACTCCGTAAAATGGGTCAGTTCATCGAAGACGATCAGTGGCACCTGGCTTCCCTGGTAGTCGTAGACGTTCTTCTCGTACTCCAAATGTGCCATCTTGATGGCGTTCCCATATGGTGGAAACACCCATTTGAGGTCCGACTGGTTTGGTGTTGCACCGACGTACGGATAGATGTCTGCTGCAGTGTCCCACAACGCACCCTCAGCCGTAATCTGCGGTGTTGTTCTACGAAAGATGATAGTACCAAAGCCTTTGACATCCTTGACGTAATGCAAGGGCTCCAGCAATATACCATACGTCTTTCCCGACCCGGCTGCACCGCCATAGATGCAAATGTCCGCTTCAGATGCCAAGAACTCCTCTTGCTTCCCTGGTTGTGGCCGGATCGACCTTTCTTCGTCCTGCATAGTACGATGGTTTATTCGTCGTCTTCTTTAGGAGCTGGCTTGGATAAGCGGTTGTTCGATGGGAGATAGATGTGGACGTTGCTGTCGATGTTGCCGCTATGAGCAATGTCCTGCTTGTTCGACCATCCCATCTGAGTCAATGAAAACTTCGCCATACCAGGGTCCCACAACTTGTTGCCACCAAGGCGTTCAAGCTGAGCCTCCTTTTTCATCAAGCAACGTTCACGAACCTCGTCGAATTCTGGATATTCGTAGATGCACTTCCGCGACACATGGTTTCGATAGCAGAACTCCACGATGATTGGAACATCGGTTCGATCGATGTATCGTGCGAATTTGTCGATGATTGCCCGTACTGTCGCCGGAGAATACTGGCGAGGTTGTCCTCCTTTCTTCCTTGCCATTAGTCTTAGTGTGCGAGACATATATATAAGACTAATCCTCGGTTCACCTGACGAAAATCGCCCCCTTGGAGCACCAAAGGGGTTTCGCACGGAGGTTGACAGAGGCGTATAGCGGATTATGTGGGCGTTTTCAAGCAAAGTCATAGTTGTCCCTTCGCTCCTCCTCGATATGCCCCTATTTTCAATACCAGCATTATGCCCCTGTTTAGATACCCTACGTAGCGACTGTAAAGTATAGTATATATCAAAATGGGGGCATAATGCTAGTATTGCAGAAGGCTTTTCCCCATTTTTGGTACCCTCGAAGTCGTCTTGTTGACGTCTCAGGGGCCTCGTAGTGGAGAACTCCCCTTCCCTGTTGGTGTAGGCCAAGGGGTCAAATTTGAGCTACAGTTGATGCTACGGTTTGAAAAGGAGGTTAATCGAAGGTGGTTGCAACGACCGTCGTTTCGTCGCAAGTTGTCCCACCGATTTTACCTTTCTCTTAACGCTCGAGCGTTCTGCGATTCGACGACCCGGCCCAGCACGAATACATGATGGATAAGCTCTTCAACGTCGTCGAATTCTTTGAATCGAACGTCGACTTCTCTGGCTTTGGCCGATATGTCGTTCCACATTGTGGTGATTCCTTCGATGCTGTTGAAGATGTCTTTGACGCCTTCGACGACTTCTTTCTTGTCGTCGATCACGATGATTTCCGTCGCCACGCCAAGAACACCGCTGAATATATTCATGAGAGTGTTCATCGCTCTCAGAGCATCGTCGGCGTTGTCGATCTTGCCAACGCTGATATCGTAGGCGTTTTTCCCATCTCCGTCCTCGTCAGTGGTTTCGTCCTCGTCCCCTTTGGTGCTGTAGACACCCATGACGACGTTGAGGTAAGACGAGGATATGTTGTCGAGAGATGCAAACACCGACATCAATGCCTTGTTGATTTCGTCTTTGGTTTCTGGAACCTCGAGCTTTGATGCTGCTTTGCCAACGACTTTGGTCAACCTTATGATGTCGTCTACTGCCCCAAGAAGGTCGTCTGAGGTCTTAATCGATTCCGTCATGTCTTTGAAAGTCATCTTTCCAAGTTTTTCGTCTTCCATGTATGTCACCTATTTCTCAAATTTTTCCATGGTTTCGTGGATGCCCCATGTTCGCACAGTCATTGGTTTTTCGTAATTCAGGTCCATCGTCGGGTAGACTCTGAGATTCCCATCTTCGTCGACACTCAGCCTGACTGAGTTACGGTTGTCGTTGTCACGTAGCTCGATGGTGTCGATGCATATGCTCCCTGTCACGAGGTTCATCGTCGTGCGGATCTCCGTAATATGCATGTCGCCAAGGTCTTGCTCGACTCGACGAAGGTCGTCCATGCATAGTTGTTTTTCGTCATTCCTTGTCATATAAGCAGTCCTCGTCGTCATTTTTAGTCATGTCTTCGTGAGTAGCTACCCATGTATGTACCGTCATCGGTTTGGCAACACTGGAGGTTGACTTTGGATAGATCCTGATGTCACCATATTTGTCCTGGGTCAAGTCGAAAGAGTTACGGCCGAATCGGTCTTTGATTTCCATCGACTCGATTCGTATCTCACCCGTAACGAGGTTTGTCGATACTTCTAGGCATGACAAATGCATGCGTTTGAGGTCGCTTTCCAAGTTGTCGACTAACTCCGGATCGACATGTTTTTGGTGTTTAGGGATCAAGACTATCTTCCTCTCCATCCATGTCTTCATCTTAGTCTTCATCTTCGTCTTCCTTCAGTTTGGCTAGACGTTCTTTGTTCTGCTGGTTCAACTCGGATGACAGACGCCCAACATCGTATGCCAGACATCTAACCAGTTCACCTGCTTGGGACGATACCATTTGGCACAGCCGTTGAATCTCAGCTGTACCAAAGAAGACATCCTCAATGATGTCAATAGCCTCCATTTTGTCTTCGGCTTCCTCTGTTTGCTTGGATGCTTCGGCCAGTTCTTCGCATAACGCGGCTATCGCCCGAATGCAGGTCTCGACTTCATGAAGAGTGGTTGCTTCGTCGATTTGTCTTCGTAGCTCGGCTGTGCTGGCGTGGTTGCAGGTCATTTGTCATCCTTCGACTGGACGAAATTCTTGCTGTATTCCTTTTTCAGGACTTCGTCTGCACCAACAGTTGGGTGGCGAGATTCGCTCTTCGATCCGTCCTCATGCCATTCTGGCTTCGGAGGGGTCTTTGGGTCTCTGCCCATCAGGTCGGCAAGCCTCTTTGGCGACTGGCTTGGCTCGGTATGCTTAGACTCCTTGTACAACGGCTTGGCCCGAGGTTTTCGAAGAATCCGCTCTGAAAGCTCCCATAGGGTTGGCTGGTCTTCGTGGGTGGCTGGCTTGACCTCGAAGACTCTCCGAACGAAACCAGTGTTGCACCCATCGGCCTTTGCCGTTACTGGGTATCTGGTGACAGTTGACCCGTTTTTCACGACGACAGTTGGCGGTGAACTGGTGCAGCTGCCAAAACGACTGTCGTTTTCCAGAGGTACCCAACAGGCGCAGCAGTAGCACAAGTTGACTGGGTGGCGAGGTTGTTCGTCGACTTCTTTGCTTTCGGATTTTGTTGGGGCTCCCCGCCCGCATAGTGGGCAAATGCCCATACGATTAATACTCATGGTTGTCCTCGATTGCTGTTGTTGGCTCTCCTGGTTTGGCTTTCTCGACGAAGATGAGGCTCCCGGGAACCTGGACCTTTTTCACGTAGACATCTGACTTTTTGCCAAGGGCTTTTTTGAGGTCGCCCAGGGTTACGACGTTCATGTCGTCGTTGAAAGACTCGCTTTCTCTGGCGAGCGCATATGCTTTTTCGTGGCCAATGAGACGTATGGCGTCTGAGTTGCTGATCTTCGAGATGTCCTGGTAGGTCTTTGGCAGCTCTGCTTTGAGCTTCTCGAGGTCGACTGTCTTCTTCGTCTTCATGTCGACGACAACTTCGTATTTGTCGTCCTTGATGTCGTCGCGATGAATCCTCTCGATTTCTTGCTTGTACTGTTTGTCGTAGTCGTCTGCCAAAGACCTCAAGGTTGTTGACACTTCTTTGCACCATCTGGCAAAATCGTATGGCATCGTAGGCATGTCGATTATTGCCGCTTGTTTAATGATTGACTTGTCGATTTCCATATTTCCATCCATTAACCCACCATAGCCTAATACTCTATGGCTCGTGTTCAACAGTTGATTCTAGCACCCTTGGCATCCATCTGAAGATGGTCGTAGCCAAAGACTGTATATCCGTCTGAGCGTGTCGTTTTTACTGCTGGCCTGGCCCTCCTAAACTTAGCCATTCATATGTAGGCACTAAAAGTATATATAGATAACTATTCGTCTACTATCGATGACTTGTTTGACCTCCAGTGTCACCATAAGAATATGGAGGCAGGGGGGGGAGGTCGATCCCCTCAGTCTTATTTCTTCGCGACCTTCGACCTCCTCGCCTTGACTTCCGCAATGGCGCAGACTTTGCAAATGTCGTCCCTGCCGGTCATCGTCTTCGAGAACTTGGTTTCGTTCCCATGAAGGGTTGCTCCACACACAGCACACCTTGGTAGCCCGTTGTCCTTCTTGGCTGGCTTGTCAGGAATAGTAGATTGGCTGGGTTCTTTCCCATCTAGGTTACCCTGGAACTTAATGCCAGGGACCGCCTTACGGCCCGGCTGTGTCTCTGCTGGCACCTTTTTAGCAATGGGCCCTTTAGTTAGTGGGGCTGCTACTGGTTTGGCTGCTGGCTTGTTGAAGGTCATCCTCTTACGACTGTCCACACCATGGGTAGGTTCCTTCTTTGGTGCGTCTGGACAGTTATCGCACGCCGGAGTACCTTTGGCTTCGCACTTGTCTGGTGTAACTCTGGTTTCCTTGTCGCTCAGGACCCTGTACCTGTAACGCTCAATGCACTGTTTGGCTGCCTCGTCGTTGTTACCAAACGTAGCTAAAATGCTGCTGAGAAGCTTCTTGGTCTGGTCGATATCGTTTGCATCGTTGACTGACGTCTTTATTTCGATTCGTAGGTTCTCGAAGTTTTTCAGGTTGATCATCGCTCCGAGGGTCATTTCTTTGATGGTCATTTTTGTCGTTTCCTCATAAGATAGAATCCATGAATTTGGTGGTCTTAGTCGATACTTTTACGTCGAGGCAGTCGTCCTTATAATCCTGAACGAAGTCGATGAACTTCGGGTAGACTGCCATGATCTTCTTTGCTGTTGCCATGCCGACTCCGTCGAGGGACAAATACATCCCGAGGTTCGGGTTGATACGGTTGACAGTTTTCGAATGCCTTTCTACCACGAACGTCTTGTCAATGTTGTGGTGCTTCTCTCTGATCTTCACCAAAGCTGTGGCGAATTGGGCAGGGGAGTCGACTTGGAGAATCTTCGTTGTCGTCTTTGCCAGTAGGCTACACATCGACCCTATCCTTTGGTTTGCCGTCAGCTGTGGTGCTGGGTGGCAATACTTGGCTTTGCTGAACTTGCCAACGACGAAGACGTATGACTTCGCATATTGGTCCATGTCGGCGCACTGGGTGAAGATACGCCCGTCTCTGACTGAGCTGTTGTAGTCGCAGACTGTCTTTCTTTCGATGATGATTTCATCGTCCCAGCAATAGTCGCCAACTGCCAGAGTTTCTACTCTGACCTCGACGTCCATCAGGCATTTGACTTTCGACTCTACGTCTTGGCGAACATTTGCAGGTTCCCGGGAGTCGATGACTAACAGAGGTGTAGTCATACGCACAACGACCTCAGTAAGTCGACGATGGACTGGAAAGTTGCTTCGACGTCTTCGGTTGAGAACGACTTGACCATTACCCTTGAACCATTGCGTTTGGCCGACGACAACGCCTGGGCGTACTGCCGTTCAATGTCGACGCTGTAGTCGTTGGACCCGTCGTACAAGATGATGAAGATGCAGTTCAACCGACTACCATCTGCTGGTGGGAACGTCCAATATTGGAGAGGGGACGTCTTCCCTTCTTCATGGCGATATACGATCTCAGATATCACTGGATGTCTGTCGACGACTACGTCGCATTTGCACCTCGTCAGTAAGTCGATGGTCTTCATGTCATCGAGGACATACCATATGGAATCGTTGGTGTTGTACTTCTTACCATGGTGGTGGGGGAGGTATGGACCTCGTTCCCACAGTTGGAACCCAATGGCTTCTGATACTGCTCTGGCCAGAGTCGTCTTCTTTGACTGGTCTGGGCCGTCGAAAAATACCATCATTGCCCGTTAAGCTCCTTGAGTTTTGTCTGGAACATCGACGCATATTTGTTCGACTTCTTCGCCTGAGCAGACCTCGAGCACAGGTGGTTGTATTCGCAGTATCTGCACTCGTATACTGGCTTCGAATATCCATCCGGTGCTTCCCCGTCGTTGATGTTGTCGAGGACGCTCTCGAAGTTACCCATGATGGTATCGAAGTCTTCCTGGCTGAACGGACGCCTGATCTGGTTGGTCTTGCAAATGTCGGACCTGTCGACATATAGGACGCACCCCTGGGGGATACCAAAGATGCCGAGGTAGCATTGCAGCTGGCCGTAGTGGTATTTCTGAGGCGTCGAGGACTTCAGCTGTGCTTTGGACGTTGTCGACTTGATTTCTCCGACGTACTGTTCTCCGTCGGGGTCGGTGACGACGAAATCGGCAAACCCATGTATGTCGATCCTCCCTGTCTTGTACCTCGCTTGTTGCTGGGATACGATGGTATACCCCCTTGGTTCCAGTGCGACGGTTAGTGCTTCGATCACTGCAAGCTCAGCAGCCACTCCCATCTTGAATAACCCAAGAGGTGGTTTAGAACCCTCTCTGGCTGGGGTATTGGTCAACCGGAAGTATAGCCTCCGTTGGCAGATAAATGACTCTGTTGGGTAGAATACCCCTGGTCTCCTGTCGTACCC